TTTAACTAAGGATGGTTTATATTATGATTCGCAGCAAGGAGGGCTAGATCCCGTCTACCTCGCAATCTCGGCTACAGTAGAGGCTGGAGATTTGTGGAAGTATGATTACGATCCTAATATTGGAGGCAAAGGAACCTCTATCTCAATCAATTCTCTAAATGATTATACGGAGAGTTTGTTTGATCCTGATTTAATTGATGATAATAAAGTTTTACAGCGAGAATATGATGCCGATCACTTCTTGGCTACCATAATTCAGCAACGAGATAAGCATGTGTTCGATTTATCGTCTAATCTACAGGATTACATCCAAGACTACACTGCAGACTCCTCTATAGTAGCTAATCAAAGGCAGTTGATTATATCAGAGATTGCAAATCATAACGGTAAGATTCGTAGAAGAAAGAAACAAATTGAAATTGCGATGAAAGCTCCTCAAGTATTCGGAGGAAGACGATCTCAACCTTTGTTTGCTTCAGGACAAGTTCCCATTAACAATTTTGCGTATTTAGAACGTTTTAATATTGTAGTAGATTTAGAAAAACAAAGGCGATTAATTTTTAAAGAAGGTGAGGTGACGGGAGTAGTTCTTCCTTTGAGACCCTCCTTTGTTGTCGCCCCTCCTCGTCCTCCTTCAATTAGTGCTGAACATTTAACTGTTCCCGAAATAGGGAAAGGAAGTATTATCTATACACCGTCAGGAACAGGCTCAGGAACAATGCTTTCTCTTATGGACCTTATTGAGTCTGATGAGTTATTTGCTATTTATAACTTCTTAAATTCTGATGTAGTTACCCCCTCGTCTACCGAATACCAAGTAACCAATTGCGCTACTAATGATATGTATAATACAAGTAAGTTGGTGGCTACTAACAATAGAAATGTATTCTTTTCTGGGTTATCCATTCCGTATTTGGAGGGGATTGTAAAGAATAAATCATCAGATTCTGCCGCTGCTTCCGCTATGGGCTCCTTTGTCCGCTTGCCTGATAATAGGGAATTTAGAGATCTAACATACAACCGAGAAGGCTTTAGTGTGGAGTGCTGGGTTCATATACCACAAATTCAAGATCAGCATGAGGGATGGTTAGAGAATGGATTTGAAGGTACCTCATCCCCTTCTTCCCTTACTAAAGTAATTTTAGGGTGTGAGAATGTGGGGAGTAAGCCAGGGGCCTCCGCAATAGATACTTTAGGAAATTTCCGAACTCAAGATAAACTAGCTCCCGATGGAGGAGATTCTTTTGTGAAGGGAATGCTTATGGGCTTTACGCGAGACGTAAGGATTACCCACCCAGGATTCCCAGCTAGTAACCTATCCTCTCATAACTTGCCGACTTCATCGCTAAGTTTCTTTGTAGCCCCAACGCAATCTAGAGACTTCTCTTCTTTATCGTTTATTAATAGTGAGGAGTGTCAAAATGATGAGGAATATTTCGGAATGCAGATTCCTGTAAGTAGTGTTTCAGGAGGATGCACCTTTGGGGATGTATCTTCTCAATTTGTTTTAGTTGATTTGGTAGTAGATCCTCCGCTTAACGAGGTTCGAATGTATGCAGACGGACAACTCATGGGAACTTCAGGTATACATAAAGTATTTGGAGTTAAAGATTATTCGCCCCCTCAATTACCTAGCTTTATTAAGAGTAATAGTTTCGAGTATTCTTCCACCACAGTAGATGGACCAACTACGTTACATGATGGGCCACGCCTAAATCCCTTCTATACTCCGTGGATTGTAGGAGGAGGGTATACTGATGGAATGTATAAGTGGGGTAATTTTATGGGAGGAGATTACGGAGGAAAAACAAGTGGATTACGTGGGTTCTTAGGTAGTTTAAAATTCTACTCACGAGCCCTAAATAATGAAGAGGTAGATCAAAACTATAAAGCTCAGAAGGGGTACTTTAAGACTATACAAACATCAGGTAATTAAATGGGAGCAAACACAACAGTAAATTATTATGGAACACCTTACTCTCCACTAACTAAAGAGTATATTTCTGATAAGTTAAGAGGAGGAAGGGGGATTGCATTTCCTACGGGAAGACTCAAAACCAAGTCGGGTTTTTGTGCTGCAAATACAGGAGTAACGAAGGTAAAAGACGCGCTTCATCAATTGCTAAAAACAGAGCGGGGGGAGAGGTTAATGCTTCCTAAATTTGGGTGTAATTTGAAAAAGTTTTTATTTCAACCACTTGATGCAATAACGTTTCAGCAGATTAAAGAGGAAGTTTTATTCTCTTGTTATAATTATTTACAAGGAGCGACTGTTCAGAAAATTAGAGTCCTTAAAGGATCGAATGTTGGAAATTTCGGAACTGCTTCAATTTTTATTTTATTAGTTCTTAAACTAACTGAAGACGGCACTATTTTTAGTGAGGAGATAACTGTACAATGAGTTTTTCAGGAACCGTAGCATCTGATTTTATGAAGTTGGCTAAAGTGCCGACATGGAAAAAGCCTCAGTACATTGATTTTGCTGCGAGTGATTTTCTTTCTCTAAGAGATTCGTTAATTAACTATATTAAAGCAGTTTACCCACGGGAGTACGATTATTTTGCGGAATCCGATTTAGGGATGATGCTTATTGAGTGTACAGCATATATGGGTGCCGTCATGTCAATGAAAGCTGATATGCTTGCAAATGAAAACTTTTTTGCTACTGCTAGACAAAAGAGTAGCGTAAAAAAGCTTTTAGAGCTTATCGGAGTTAGAATGAGAGGCCCCCTTTCTGCTGCAGCAGACGCTAAGGCAACCTTCACTGCATCTCCAACAGGAACTACCCCTAGGTATGTTCTTACACCGAGCCAGAGAACATTTACGATAAATTCCCCAGAAGATGGAGCGCAGTTAACGTATACTCTCTATAAAACGGTTAATGGTTATGTAGAAGATGCAAATGCTACGGGAGATGTAACCTTATATTGGAATGAGTCTGATAACCCCGCAGCCGCATCTAACCCTAGCAGCGTATACACTAACCTAGTAATTCAAGAAGGTGCATTCGTAACGGATACAGGTGATTTTGCTGCTACTGAGGGAATAAAAACAATTCCCCTTACTCAGTCTCCTGTAATTGAAGGGAGTGTATCTGTATTTCTTCAAGATTCCCAGTCTGCAGCGTCAGGAGCGTATACTGAGGTCGATAATGTTTATTTTGCCTCAGGAGCAGGGGATAAAATTTTTGAAATTGTGTATGATGATAGTTACGGTGCCACAGTCGTTTTTGGAGATGGTACGGTAGGGGTTTCTCCTAATGCTACTGCCTCTTATTTTGTGACGTATCGTGTAGGTGGTGGATCCCGAGGAAATCTTCTACCTCACGCTGTAGATATATCTATGAACGCTACTACAGACTCGACCCCCCTGACTGCCCAGGTTCAAAATATCTCAGTCGCGGCGGGTGGTGCGAATGCAGAAAGTATAGCTAATGCTAAAAAGTATGCGCCTCTCACATTTGCTAGACAAGATCGTTTAGTAACTTTAGAGGATTATAAAGTTTTTGCAAATACTCATATTGCAAGTGTAGGAACTGTAGGAAAAGCAAATGCGGTTACACGAAAAGCGTACTCATCAGCGAATGTTATTGATATTTATATTTTAGAAAAAGCCTCTGATCTTCAATTACAAAAGGCCACTCCCTCCTTTAAGAGGGATCTTTTAACTGCTATTAATAAAAAGAAAATGGCAACAGATGAGATTGTGATTGTTGATGGTTTAATTAGAACACTAGATTTGGTAATTACGGTTAGTGTTGATAAGGAAGAGAAACTAAATCAATCCTCTATTATCTCAAAAGTTAGAGGTAAGATTTTAAAATATATGAACGCTGATAATAGAGATTTTGGAGAGCCTCTTGTTATTAGCGACTTAAATAGAACTATTTTTGAAGTAGAAAGTGTTAGAATGTCATCTATTGATAATATTAGTGATAATATTTTAGTAGATTTTAATGAGATTATCCAACTTAACAACTTAACAATCGTATTTAATTACCTAGACTGATGGGCGAGAGTCGATTTACTCCCAATAAGAGAACATACGCAAAAAGAAATTTTGTTGATATTCTCGAACAGCTTACTCCCGAGGTTTATCAAACAGAAGACCTCACTATGAGTGGGAAGGGAGTAGGCGTAGCTTCTCAATTAATTAATGCAAATGTTAGAGTTGCAAATAATATATCACAAATTCTTCCCATTTCAGCGGTCCCGTATTCACAAACCTCTAGTCTAAATAATATCTCAGGTATATCGCAATATTTTGTAAAACAAAATGAGCTTACTAAACTATCTCCTTATATTTTAGAGACTAAAATTCTAAATCCCTTAGGAAGAAGTATTACCGAGTTCACAACGAGCGCGGGATTTGAGGAATACCTCTCTGGGACCCTCCTTCCCATTATCCAAAATGACACCAACAGTTTAATTGAGAACATTACAGTTGTTTCAGCGTTAAATGGAAACTCTGAGCCTAGTGCGGTTCATAATTATTTAACGGATGCTTTAGGGTGGTTTTATTTCCTTAATACCTCAGGAGGGGCTGATCTTAATAGAGATTGGGATCCCTCTTCCTATGTTCTGTCCGCATTTAATAGAGTGTATTTAGGAGACTCGTTCACTACTGTAGATGGGGTGAAGGGATTAATGAATCTGATTTGGAGAAACTACGGCATGAGTTCTCTCTTTGGAGAAATTACTGCTATACCTCCTGATCTTATTTCTGGTACGGCTTTATACACTAGCGGAAACCAGCAATTAGAGAAGTTAGAGACGATGGCAGACATCGTATATTCACCCCTGTATATCGATTCGCAGGACTATAAGGTCCAGAATACTTTTAACGATTTTATGGATGCGGGGACTTACATTGTAGATCAAACCTCCAAAGGCCCCCATCGTAAATTTTTAGAAGCTATCGGATATAGTATGACAGATATTATGGATCAAGTGGATAGCCTAGGCTTGATCTATGACATTGAAAATGTCCCTGATAACTTTTTAGAGTATACGGCTCAGTTAATTGGGTGGAAGTTATTTGGACACTCAACTGATAAGTGGCGACAGCAGTTACGGAATGCGGTAGAGGTTTATAAGAGAAAGGGAACTTTAGATAGTATTCAGTATGTAGTAAATTCTCTAATCAAAAATTCAGTATTTGATGTTTCAGGAAACGTGCAGGAGTTATGGGAATCCTATATTCCTTTCTTATGTTGGTACGCGCTCGCAACGGAAAGTCCTCATTTCTCCAAGATGACGAGTTGGACGCAAGCTAAAGCCAATAGGGCAGGAGTGTATACATTCTCTCCTAGTAGCTTAGTGGATAATATCAAACTTACTGTTGATTATATTCTTCTAGATCTTTATAAGGCATACCCAGACCACTTTATCTTCTTTGGAGATAAGTTTCCAGTCTATAGGTTTGTAACGGTTAATAAAGACGGCACCGCAGGAGACTTGTATACTACAATTTATGAACCAAACGCTAAACCGTATCACTTTCATCCGCGCTCAAGTAGACGCTTTAAGGCTTTAGGAGAGCAAGCAAAACAGCACAAAGAGTGGAGACAGTTTCAAGCCGCAATAAGTTACGGACCTTTCGGACCTGGAGTTTACATGGCAGGGGAAGAACACCCCACCGATACTAGACCCACGTATTTATCAGCAACGGGTGATCCTTATTTTGTTTTTTCTTTCCGTCAACAAAAGAACTTTCCCATTCCCCCGTTTGAGGAGGAGAAATATTACCGTGATTGTTCTATGACTGCGGACATGTTGGCGTTTTTAATGAATCGCTTAAAATGTTTCGGTGTACAGAATCCGTTTAGGGACCAAATGCATGACTATATTTTAAGCAGTACGGTCACAGCGAGTTCTAATTTAGGCAGTCTTAATGAGTGGCTCTTCTTTGATACTTCTTCTCACTTACCTCCAAACTATGATAAGATTTTATGGAACATTTCTAAGTATACTTATAATGTTTTAGGATTGTGGAATGGAAAATCTTCTCACCTTTTCGTTGATTATGATAATACGGACTTTAATTTTGCTAAGACTACCTTAGAAGGAGACTCTAAGACTGCTCTTTATGAGGCTGCTAGAATTATAAAGAGGTTTGTTCCTGCGCACGCTATTCCTCGCATCAATATTAATGCAAGTGCTTCTGAGACTCTATCTTTTTCCGCTACGAACTGGGATTATGTTTCTTTAAATAAAGGGGATAACGGATTTCCTAAACTAGGTACCTCTTCTGTTTTGGCAGGTTTTGAAACGAGTGGTGTTGATATGGGAGGCCCTCCAGGATCACATCATGGAAGAGATCAATTCAATACCTTTAAGCGAGGAGATGTTGATGTATTTCCTGACGATTTAATCTCGTCTTCCTTAGCACTTACCAATGTTCCCCGCAGAGCTTTAAGGCGAAGAAATTATAGGTTCCTCTTACCTCAGGAGGGATACCATGATCGAGGAGGATTTAACGGTCCCGTCAATTGGGATACTTCCACTATGGAATTTGGTCTACGAGGAGGAGAGGAACCAGCGTCAGGCTTAGGAGAACTTACTCTTGGGTATCTCTACTCAGCTAACGCCTTCTATCCCATCCACGACGTAGGAACTCTGTCAGGCGTTTGGCATCAGTGTGAGGATTTGGGCTCACCACGGAGCTTCTCAGGGGCTCCTACGAGCAGGACGTACCCCTACCGTGGACTAAGCTCTTCTCCCCTTCTTGGACTGGGTGAGAAGAGGTGGACAAACATAGGAAACTTTAAATTTGCGGCATGGGGAACACCTGCGGCTGGGGGTTTAAACATGAATGATTCTACTGATATGGATTCTACCATTATCCGTGTCAGTACTACTAACCAAGCGGGAACAAGTTTACATACTAATCCAAATGGAACCTTTAATCCAATCAACTTAAAGAGTGGAGATAAGATAGCAATAATTAGCACAGCCCCTACGACTACTGCATCTGAGAGGCTTGTATTTGATGTTACTGGTACAGCTACCTCAGCCGAGAATTACTTTAATTTACCTGTTTCCTATGCGTATGGAGATGATTCTAACTTCTGGGATCACTCAAGTGATTATGCTGATGTGTACATCATAACCACAGAGGGAGGCCAAGCGCATCATCAAGATAGAGGCCAACTACCTCCAATATACGCAACCATGCATAAGCTATATGAGCGTCAAGCTCTGGAGATGGCAAAGAATCTAATTGCTAGTGACCCCTCGGCATATTCTGCGAGCGCAGATTGGCGTAACATGGAGCAATCTCTAGCAAATTCGGGAATCGCAAGTGGGTATACTGGGGACACTTTTGATATCTATAGAGACTTCAAGTTCGGTAGAGGACTTCATAAAACCTTTGCTGACTACTGCTTCTACTATAATCGACATGCTTTAGGTAGAAATGAGATGTATAATACAGGTCCTAATATCTTTGCCCACATATTTGGACAGGGTTTATACAATTGTGATTTCTCTATAAAGGGAAAATATGTTTCTCCGACGCTGCAGGGAAGCTTTATAGCTTCTAGCATAAACTCGTCGATCCCTATTAACGGAGGAGCTTCAGGGGTATTCTCCACATCTGCTGTGTACGCCGTGGATACGCCTAATGGTTATGCCTCTGGAACTTACATTGCTAGTGCTAGTGACCAATACGTTCTTCCTATGTCGGGGACGTTTATCCCAGGAAAAGATCTTAACGCAGAGTTTAGAAATGCTAAGATTCTTAGCGGTATTGAATTTGTACAAACTTCAGGAGCCCCTTCGTCTAATGAATTTAGAATCTTTAAATTAGATCCCTCTTTTGCTGTACCAGAGCAAGAGAATTTTTTAATTCAGAATACAGTAATTAAGCAAAAGTCTCATGGAGGATTACC